AAGGATCCAATCCAAACGCCTTGATAGATTATGTTGATACAGGTGTAAGCACAAATTATATATACTCAAACACAAAAGGACCCGGATGGTTGCATTGGGGAGATGGTGTTAAAGAGTTTTTAGAACATAGTGGAGATTACTCACACACTTATTTGGTAGCCGGAAAATATGATGTTATTATGGACATTGATAAAGATGCTCCTAACATTGCCCCTCCTTATGTTGTACCTGATTTTGACACTGATAAGAGTATTTATGATGTAAACGCGTATGTTACCAAACCATTTACGCTAGAATTACATATGGGTGAAGGTACCACCTCACAGGATATGTACTACCATATAATTTTCAACGGAGTTCGCGAAATAATATACATACCATCTGGTACCAACATGGCTACTTTGACAATTACCAGAGAGTTTTTAGATGTGAGTGCCTTATCCTATCTTAAAGTTGA